GGTGATTTAAAAGAAGGCGTTAAATTCTTTGACCGTAATCTTATGTCTATTATGACCTCTGAGATTGCAGCCATTGGTGATCTCAATGCATTTGAAGAGGATCTTACGATTTTCCGGGCTATTGAAAGAGAAGATTGTAAGATTAAGGACAGTGCAGCCTTTGTATATGCAGAATTTGACCTGGCTGATCCAACGGTAAAGGCAAGCAAGGCGTAACTCGGTAAATTTGGAGGTTCATGATGAAGCTTGAAGAAGTAAAAAGTTTTTTAAGAGTGGACTTTGAAGATGATGATAACCTGATTAAATGTATCATGGAGGCGGCTGAACTGTATATCAAAGATACGGTAGGAGAGTATGACAAAAATAATCCTAAAGCCAATCTGCTTTTTATGGCACTGGTGCAGGATCTGTACGACAATAGGGAGCTTATGGTTACAGAGCAAAAGAAAAAGCGCATGTCATATACCTATGCTTCCATTATCCTTCAACTGCAGTACAGTAATAAGGAGGTGGCAGAAGGGGAATAAATCCGGGCAGACTGAAAAAACGAGTTACCATTATGCGGTATAAGGATACCCCTAACGAATTAGGCAATACAGTCAGCAGACTACAAAAGCATAAAACGGTATATGCAGAGATAAGACCCATAAGAGGCCGTGAATACCTGGAATATTACAAGGACAGCAATAGCCTGGAGTATAAAATCACGATCCGGTATGTACCGGATTTACTCCCCTCAGACGTATTAGAATACCACGGCCGGCAGTTCCTCATTAACAGTATCATTAATGTAGAGGAACAGGGATATATCCAGGAAGTCATGTGTACAGAAAAAATCCATGAAAAGAAACCGGAGGCAGAGAATGGCGTTTGAAATTAGGGGACTGGAAGATCTTCAGCGGGATATTGAAAACGTAGTAGTAAAACATCCCGATGAAGTTAATAAAAAAATGAGGTCATTGGGAAATCAATTTAAAAAAGATTGTAATGCCAAGATGCCGGCAAATTATCATTCCGGGAAACGCGCAATTCCAAAATCATGGGAGGTCCGGTCAGAGCAGCAGGCTCACGTTGTCACGGAAGTGCAGATCAGGAACAAAGCTCCTCATTTTCACCTGGTAGAAAATGGTCATGAAAAATACATTCGGGGGAGATCAACCGGTGGATTCGTTCCAGGAAAGCATTATGCCGAAAGAACCAGACAGGAATATGAAGATAAGTTCCCAGATGAAATCGAAGAGTTTTTAGACGAGATTCTAAGGGGGAATAATCTATGATTGAATACCAGGAATTGATTTGTGCATTAAACGGCCTTCTAGGAAATAAATTTCCTGATATACAGAAATACGGAAATGATACAACGGAAGGCTGGAAAAAGCCATACTTTTTTATTGAGTGCGTCCCAGGGGTAACTGCTTATGAAACAATTAATTTTGCAAAAAGATCCTGTGTATTGAAAATTACATATTACCAGGAAACAGTAAATGAACCGGATCAGCTTCATAAGGTTGAAGAAATTCGGAAATTAATTGGGATAAAGTTCTGTGTTGGCAGCAGGAAGCTGGACGTAAGAAGTTACAACCATGATTATGTTGGAGAATATAATAACATTCTGCAAATATCTGTGGAACTGGACTGGTATGAAAATCTCTGCCAGCCGCCAGCCGGTGAACTAATTGATAACGTTGATGTGGCATTAAAGAAAGGAGAACGATAAGGGGAGCACCTTCGATTAATATTGTATTCATAGAAAAAGGAGTTACTGCAATGGAACGTGGAGAACGTGGTGTAGTAGCTCTTGTTTTAAAAGATAAGATAAAACAGATAAAAGTCATTTATTCAGTTTCAGACATTCCAAAAGAGTTAAGTGATGAAAATAAGGAACTTGTGGAATTGGCACTGAGAGGATATCAGAAAACACCGCAAAAGGTAATTTTGTATATCATGAGCTCGAAGCCGGAAGACATGGAAACAGAATATCAGGAAATGGAAAAATACTTTGAAATCACTGGCTTTAACTGGCTGGCCATTCCTTCCGTAGAAACCGATAAGAAAACAGAAGAAATCGCAACATGGATCAAAGCACAGAGGAAATCAAAACGGACCGTAAAGGCAGTTCTTCCCAATGTTGAGGCAGATTCAGAGGGAATCGTAAATGTAATATCCAGTCTCTTTAAGAATGAGACAGAATACAAGCCGGAAAAAGTCACAGCAAGGGTGGCCGGGCTCATTGCCGGTACTCCTATGACCATTGCCTGTACCTATGCTCCATTAACTGATTTTACAGACTGTACACGCATGACAGCAGAGGAACTTGATTCCGCTGTGAATGCCGGAAAGTTCGTGTTCCTGTGGGACGGGGAGAAAGTAAAGACCTGCCGGGGGATCAATAGTGTTGTAACCGTTGGTAATGAGAAAGGAGACAGCTTTAAAAAGATCAAGATTGTAGAAGCAATGGATATGATTCAGGACGATATCCGGATGACGGTCCAGGACAACTACATTGGTAAGTTTGCAAATACTTACGATAATAAGTGTCTGCTGATCACTGCAATTAATGGTTATTTTACAGAGCTTATTCGGGAAGGCATTATCGAATCTGGTACATGCGAGATAGACATTGATTCTCAGAGAAGCTATCTGCAGACAAATAAAATTGCTGTTGAAGATATGAGTGAGCAGGAAATCAAAGAAGCCAATGTAGGTTCCCATGTTTTCTTGAAGGCAAAGGTATCTATTCTTGATGCCATCGAAGATATTGACTTGAATATCTACATTTAATCAGGGGGTGAAACGAAATGAGAGGTTTTAATCCAGATAACGTCATAAATGGTACCTACGGGGAACTGTGGTTTGATGGAGATTATATGGCTGAGGTGCTTTCCTGCAAGGGAGAACTGAACATTAAGTATACATCAATTACAAGAGTAGGGCATTTGATTGACGGACAAAAGATGACTGGACTTGAAGGTAAGGGAGAATTCAAACTACATAAGGTTTCTTCTACAGTAATGGGGAAAGTGTCAGATGCATTAAAAAAGGGAAAAACCCCATCGTTTACGATTATATCAAAGGTAGCTGATCCGGATGCGTTAGGGGCGGAGAGGGTTGCCTTTTATAATTGCAAGCTGGATAAAGCCATTCTGGCCGATTGGGAAGCGCAGAAAAATGGAGAAGAATCCTATTCTTTTACTTTTGAGGATTGGGAAATATTAGACAGGATATAAGGAGGAGATATAAATGAATTTAGCAGAAAAATTAATGAAACTGGACCGGAAAAAATTGGAGGAAGTACCGACCGGGGAGATAGAGATTAAGAGATTATCACAATTAACTGGAGAACCGTTCACTGTAAAGTGCAGAGCCATTCCAGGGGAACGCTATACAGAAATCGGCTCTGTTATGACAGACCATAAAGGAAAACTTGATCTTGGAAAGGTATATAGAGTCAATACGCTGCTTGCCGTAGAAGGCGTTGTGGAGCCGGATTTAAGAGACACAAAACTTCAGGAACACTTTGGCTGTAAGACCCCAAAGGATTTGGCAGAAGTTCTTTTCCAGGGCGGCGAGATGTCGAAGGTAGGAGACCTTGTTACGGAGTTAAGTGGATTTGGGGAAGAATCGGATAATGAAATAAAAAACTGATCAATACCGATTCAGAGGTTCAAATGATGTACCTTCTGTTTCGGTATAAGAACTGGAGTCCATCTGAGTATTTTGATATGCTGGAAAGTGATAAGCGAATTGTTCGATTGTTTATGGCCAGGGAAATAGAAGAGCGGAATAAGGAAATAGAGGAGATGAAGAAGGGCTAGAGTAATAGATGCAGTTTTAAGACTGCGGGATGAATTCAGTGGTAATTTGAGAAGATCTGTAACTTCTATGACCAACATGTCAAACAGTGCAATAAAAATGTCCCGTGATATTGAAAAAGCAGGAAAGTCCATTTCAAATACCGGAAAAAAACTTACCGGTGCTGTAACAATGCCTATCGTAGGGCTTGGAGTGGCGTCTACAAAGATGGCACTGGATTTTGAAAATGGTCTGGCTAAGGTATCTACCATAGCAGATACAACGGCTATGAGTATGAATGAAATTCGAAATCAGACCCTTAACCTTTCTAATCAGATGGGAATTGGCGTTACAGAAATTTCCGAGGCACAATACCAGGCGATTTCTGCAGGAGCCAAAACCGCAGATTCCCTTGACCTGGTCAAGACAGCAGCCATGGCGGCAAAAGCAGGTTTTACAGATACAGCAACCTCTATAGATGGTCTGACTACCGTATTTAACTCCTATCAGGGAGCCGTAGACTATTCAACTATCGCCGATCAGATGATGATGACCCAGAATTATGGAAAGACCAC